TCCATTGGTATCAATGCAACAATATGCTAATACTTTGACTAGAATGATTGAGTTAGCTGGTTTCCAAGACGCACAATCGTTCATAAATACAGAAGTTCCGCCAATGCCACCGCAACCACAAGAGCCACCACAGCCAGACCCAGCTGCTTTACTAGCACAGGCTGAAGCTCAGAAAGCACAGGTACAAGCACAAAAAGCTATCATTGATGCAGAAACCGATAGAATGAAAATCATCATGGATGATGACAGACAAAGAGATATCGAAGAAGCACAACTTAGAGTCAAAGCTTTAGAGTTACAAGCTAAATATGGTGCGCAAATAAACATTGCTGAAATTAATGCTATCATGGAGCGAGACAGAGAAAATATTAGACAAAATGCAAAAGATCAAGCTCAGGGATTATTTACAGGCAATGTACCACCAACACAAAATATTTAATTTAGAAGTATTAGAAGGCGATATGGTTTACGTTGGCAAAGAAATAAAAGCAAAAACCAAAGATGATGCGTTAAGAATTATGTCGCTTATGTCTGGTGGTGAAGTTAATTCAGATTCAGAAATTATATTTATTGAAGAGAAGGAGTTACACTAATGAAATACATAAGAAAGTTTTGGGTATGGTTGAAAGAAACCATGCATAAATTTTTAAACTGGTTTGATAGTTTTATGACACCAGCACCAGTTATTAAAAAAAGAGGTAGACCAAGGAAGAAAAAATAATGAGTATTACATATAGAGGCGAAAGATTTAGCGGTTATAACAAACCAAAACGAACACCAGGTAAATCTAAAAAGTTTGCTGTTCTAGCTAAGAAAGGAGACCAGGTAAAACTTGTTAGGTTTGGTGATCCTAAAATGACAATCAAAAAAGACCAACCAGCTAGAAGAAAATCTTTTCGTGCTAGACATAAATGTGATACCAGCCCACCTGATAAATTATCAGCAAGATATTGGAGTTGTAAAAAATGGTAAGTAAAACTAAAAAAAAGAAAGTACCAGTTCCTACAAACCCAGCCCTATACGCAAGCGTGAAAGCCGCTGCTAAAAGAAAATTTGATGTATACCCTAGTGCCTATGCTAACGCATGGCTTGTAAGAGAATATAAAAAGAAAGGCGGCGGATATAGAAATGCCTAGAGATACTGACGGCTTAACTAAATGGTTTGATGAAAACTGGGTTGATATTGGTGCGCCTAAGAAAAAAGGAAAATATCAAAAATGCGGTAGAAAGTCTGCTAAAGGATCTAAAAGAAAATATCCTAAATGCGTGCCAGCTTCTAAAGCTGCATCAATGACTGCTTCACAAAAGAAAAGTGCAGTCACAAGAAAAAGAGCAAAGAAACAAGGTGTAGGCGGCAAACCTACTAATGTAAAAACTATTCTTAAAAAGAAATGAGGTTATTAAAAGATTTACTAACTAACTTTTTAGAATGGTCTTTTGAACAAAAAGCTAATAAAATGTTTTTAAAAGCACAACAAGGAGAATAATTATGCCAATGGGAAAAGGAACATACGGAACTAAAAAAGGTAGACCACCAAAGAAAAAAACTAAAAAGAAAATAAAGAAAAAATAATGCCTTTTAGTAAATACTCACCAAAACAAAAAAAATTAGCTAAAGTAGCAAAACCAAGAAATAAAATTACTGCTGCTGATTTTAAAAAATTACAAAAGAAAAAGAAAAGGAATAAATAATGTTTTTATTAGATTGGATTTACGACTTGGTTGTAACGGTTTCATTTATTATTAGTGGAGCTTCTATAGTTGCAACTTTAACACCATCAACAAAAGATGATGAGTGGCTTAACAAGTTTTATAAATTTGTTGATTTAGCTGCTCTAAATTTTAAAGTTAAAAAATGAAAGTAAAAGCACCTAAAGGTTATCACTTTATGAAAGATGGTAAGACTTATAAACTTATGAAACATTCTGGTAAGTTTATAAAACATAAAGGTGCTTCACTTACAGCAGACTTTCCTGTAATTAAAAAACATAAATGAAACCACAATCTGCCAAAGCTAAAGGCAGAGCTTTACAACAATGGGTTGTAGATAAGCTCGTTGAATTACTTGGTTTCGATCCTGAAGATTTAGAATCAAGACCCATGGGTTCTAATGGTGAAGATATTATTATGGGTGTCCAATCAAGAAAACAATTCCCTTACTCAGTAGAGTGCAAAAACCAAGAATCAGTTAATGTATGGAAAGCATACGAACAATCGCAAGAAAACTGTAAAGCTTACGAACCTTTGGTTATAATAAAAAGAAATAGAACAAAGCCTCTCGCGTTAGTCGATGCTGAATACTTTATAAGGCTACACAATGATAGACAAACTAATACAACCAGTAACGAAGATTCTTGATAAGTTCATACCAGACGCAGATACAAAACAACAAATCGCGCATGAACTTGCAACCATGTCTCAGAAACATATTCACGAGATAGCTAAAGCACAAATAGAAGTTAATAAAGAAGAAGCTAAAGGTAATTGGTTTCAATCATCATGGCGGCCAGCAACAGCTTGGATTTGTGTTTGTGGTTTTGCGGTAAACTTTTTAATCAGCCCACTTGCATCTCCTTTTGGCATCGATATACCACAAGCAGATACTTCAACTATGTTGCCTGTATTAATGGGTATGTTAGGATTAGGTGGTATGAGAAGTTATGAGAAAACTAAAGGATTAACAAAATGAGTTGGGAAAATTTCAGCATAGAAGAGTTTGCTTGTAAACATTGTGGTGAAAATAAGATTGAAAAAGAACTTGTGGATAAGTTACAATTGCTAAGAAGCGATGTAGGCTTTCCATTTAAAATAACAAGTGGATATAGATGTGCAGATCATCCGATAGAAAAAGTCAAATCTGAACCAGGCACGCACGCATTAGGAATAGCTGCTGACATATTACTTAGAGGCGAGCAAGCATTAGAAGTAATATCAAAAGCAACTGATTATGGATTTACAGGCATAGGAATTAACCAAAAAGGCAATGCAAGATTTATACACTTGGACATCTCAAAAGACTCACAAGGTAGGCCGCGCCCTCATGTGTGGAGCTACTAAATGGAAATAACTTCTATTTTATTGTGGAATATTATAATGACCTTGGTATTTGGTCCTATTATTTATAGTGTTCGTGCTAACGCGACAGAAATCAAAAGAGTTGATATACTACTCAACAAGACCAGAGAAGAAGTTGCTATTCGATTTGTTACCAAAGAAGAATTGATAATGAATATGGATAGAGTGATTGAGCGTATAGATAAGCTAGACGCTAAAATAGACAAACTAATTACACAATAATATGGAAAAAAACAAACAAACCAAACAATCATTTTCAGATAATCTCGGAGGAATAAATATAGGAGCATTATTTGGTATAGAAGGGTTGGTAGATAATAGTGCTTCAACTATTGGAGGTTTAGGTAAAGGTCCTGGAAATACAACAGGTGTTGGCGGAAACGTGCCAATAACAAGCCTTATGCCATTAGTAGATCCTACATATCGTTCTGGTTTTGATTATGCTCGTTCTATTGCTGGCGGTATGCCAATGTCACAAGTTATTGCACCAGGCGTAAGTTATTCGCCAAAACAACCAATGGGTTATACACAAGAACAATTAAATACAGCTATTGGTATAACTCCAGTTGAACCACCACCTCCTACAGGGCCAACATATAAAGAAGGTATAGAAGATATGATTCGTATACCACCTTCGGAAAGAGGTGTCACAATACCAGTTGATAGAAAAATGCCACCGTTAAGAGATTTGTTTGGTGGTTCTCCAACACAAATGCCATTGCCTATACCTGATTACGACCCAAGAGATATAGATATAGATGCAATTCGTCAAAAAATAGCAGAATCAGGAATAGACTTTACTAACTTGTTTGGGTTACCAAAATATGAAACACCTGATTTATCAGAGTTTGTAAGAAAAGAAGATGTTTCATCATTTATACCAGAAGTTCCTGCAGGCAGAGAATTTTCTATAGAAGATATTAGAAGCGGTTTGGATTTACCAGATTTTTCAAAATTCGCTAGACAAGAAGATATACCTACAATACCAACAAGAGAAGATTTTTTATCTATAGCTAGAGAAGGTATTGATATACCAATGCCTCAACAACCTGATGTATCTAAGTTTGTAACACAAGAAGATATTAATAGAGCTATTGCTGGTATTGATATACCAACCTATCAAGCTCCTGATTTATCTGGTCTTGATACAAGACTTGCAGATTTAGAAAAAGGACTGTTAGATTTAAGAGAACCAACTGGCGGTAGATTTTCAATATCACAACCAAGACCAATGGGATTATTTTAATGTCGGTAACACACGAAGAAGTAGTTAAAGCTGCACAAGCTGAACAAATATTAACATCAGAAGTTTTTAAAGAGGCAATAGAAAATCTTAAAAACGAATATATAACCCATTGGTTAAACTCAAGAGAAATAGATGATGTTACTGCTAGAGAAGATATCCACAGATCATTATTACTATTACCAGAAGTTGAAAGACATCTGCGTATCATTGCAGAAAAAGGTAAGCTAACAAAAGCTAATATAAACAAGATTAGAAAAATCGGTTAAAACTTTCCTTTTCCCACATTATTAAGCTAAAATACCCTTAAATACATTAAGGAGTATTTATATGAGCAATAACGGAAAACCGACTGCTTTACAAACTGATAAGGAAGTTGCTGCTTCTATGTTTGAAAGTTTCTTAACCCCTGAAGAGGAAAAGGTTGAGGATGCAGTCACAGAAACAGAAGAAGTAGTTGAAGAAGAAGTCCTTGAAGAAGAACTTGAAGCACCTGAAACTCTTGAAGAAGAGGTAGAAGATGAAGAGGGTTTTGATGAAGAGGATGAAGAACTGGATGAAGAACAAACCAATGTTGAAGAGGAAGCCTTGCAACCTCAGACATTTACAGTAAAAGTAGATGGTCAAGAAGTTGAGGTGACGCAAGATGAACTTATCAACGGATATTCTCGTCAGCAAGATTATACGCGCAAGACACAAGAACTCTCTCAACAGCGTAAGACTATTGAGCAGCAGCAAGCAGAGTTAGCGCAAAGAGATGCGATTTATTCGCAGTTGTTACCGAAGATGGAAGCCCAATTAAAGGGCGAACTGGCTAACGAACCAGATTGGAACGCTTTGTATGAAGATGATCCTGTTGGTTATGTTCGCGAAAAACAGCTTTGGGATGAAAAGAAAGAAAAGCTTAGTGCTGTAAGTGCTGAACAACAAAGACTTCAACAAGAAGCCTTAGTAAAACAGCAACAACAAATACAACAATTTGTTGAGTATGGTAATCAAAAGCTTCTTGAAATAATCCCAGAATGGCAAAACCCAGAGGTCGCTGCCAAAGAAAAAGCTGCCATAAGCGAATATGCAATAAAGGAGTTGGAATATACTCCTGAAGAGATACAACAGGTTTATGATTATCGTGCTTTGCTTGGTTTAAGAAATGCTTGGTTAAACTCTCGAACAGTTGAAGCCACAAAGAAAAAACCAACACAAAAAGCACCAGCAAGAGTTGCGAGACCTGGTACGACTAACCGACCAAAAACGACAACACCTGTGAAGAAAGCAAAACAAAGGTTGGCCAAAACTGGGAAAACCTCAGATGCGGCTAAAGTATTTGAACAATTAATTTAATTTTAAAGGAATATAAAAATGGCTAAAGTAACTAACGCTTTTGACACATATTCGGCTACTGCTGACAGAGAAGATTTAAGTAATATTATTTACAACATCTCTCCTATGCAAACACCTTTTATGTCATCAATAGGCAAAAGAAATATTAAAAACGTAGTGTTTGATTGGCAAACAGAAGTATTACCAACTCCAAGTGCTAGTGGACAGTTAGAGGGTTTTGAGCTTTCAAGATCAACAGCTACTGCTACATCAAGAGTAAGTAATGTTGCTATGATTTCAAGCAGAGATGCTACTGTAACAGGCTCACAAGACGCTTCAGACCCAGCTGGCAAGAGATCAGAAATGGCTCACCAACTAGCTATTATGGCTAAAGCTCTTAAAAGAGATATGGAAGAAGCTCTATGTAAAAATGGAGACAAAACAACTGGTGACGCTTCAACAGCTAGGGTAACTGGTGGTTTTGAATCTTGGATTACAACCAACGAATCAAGAGGAACAGGTGGTTCTTCTACTGGTGGTGGTGCTGCTCCAACAGACGGAACACAAAGAGACCTTACAGAAGATCTTTTAAAAGACGTATTACAGCAAATGTTTGCTAGTGGTGCAGAGCCAAACATGGCTATTTGTGGTCCACACAACAAACAAGTTATTTCTGGTTTCACAGGAAGAACACAAGCTAGACAGTTTGTTGACGCTAATACAGTCGAAGCTTCAGTATCTATCTATTCATCTGACTTTGGTGAACTAAAAATCGTTCCATCAAACAGAAGTAGAGAAAGAACTTTATTGTTAGTAGATCCAGAGTTTGCGAAAGTATCTTACCTAAGAGACTTCCAAACTGTTGATATTGCTACAATAGGCGATGCTGAAACAAAAATGATTGTATGTGAGTATGGATTAGAAGTATCTAACGAAGCTGCTCACGGTGTCGTTGCTGACTTAAACGTATCATAAGATAAGTTTAATCAATAAGCTTTAAGGGAAGTTTCGGCTTCCCTTTTTTTTGTGCTAAAATTCATACATGGCAAAAACAACATTAATAGATCATAGGCAAGGTATAAAATCTGTATTTGCTACAGAAGATGACAGAGTTGTTTATCAAACAAAACAAGATATACAACCAACATTAGACTATGTGAAGCGTTTATCTGAACATACACCAGGTAAAGATTTTCGTCATGTTGCAGAAGTTCCCATGGTAATATATCAAAAAGCTTTAAGAGAAGGATGGTCGCAAGACTCTGCACAATGGAAGAAATGGTTAAACCATTCAGATAACAAACCCTTCAGAACATGGAAAGGTAAAGTATGACATACGATGAATTAAAAACTAATATTGCAAATTTTTTAAATAGATCAGATTTAACAGACCAGTTAGACTTTTTTATTGATGCAACAGAAGGTGAATTTAACAGAAGATTAAGAACTAAGGATATGATTAAACGTGCTACTGCTACAGCAGATGCACAATATATGTCATTACCAACAGATTGGTTAGAAGCTATTAATGTAGAAATTACCTCAAATGACTTTAGACCATTATTTCAACAGTCTATAGAATCACTAGATGTCTATAGAAAATCTAATAATAATGTAACTGGTCAACCAATATATTATGCACTTGTAGATAATACTTTAGAATTAGCACCTACCCCTGATGCAAGTTATACGCTACAATTAACATACTATGGCACTATTGATGCTCTAAGCAGTTCTAATACAACGAACTTTATATCCACAGGATATCCAGATGCTTACTTATATGGTGCTTTAAAACACGCTTCTATCTATCTAATGGAAGATGAAAGAGTGCCGTTATTCACAGCACAATTTGAAAAAGCATTAGAAGAGATGAGAATGGAACAAGAGAAAGCAGAATTTGGCAAAGGCTCTCTAATGCAAAGAAGAAGAACCTATGGCAAATCTGGTAAAAAGATTTATTATTGGAATAATAATTAGGAGATAAAATGGCTGGATTTAGTGATTATTTAGAAGATAAAGTATTAGACCATGTATTTGGTGGTAATGCTTATACAGCACCATCAACATTATATGTTGCTTTATATACTGTAGCACCTACAGATACAGGTGGTGGTACAGAAGTATCAGGCGGTTCTTATGCAAGACAAACTGCTACATTTACCGTATCTGGTACTAACCCAACCGAAGCAACAAACTCAGCAGCTATTGAATATCCAACAGCTACAGCAGATTATGGAACTGTAGTTGCAGTTGGTATTTTAGATGCTTCATCAGCTGGTAATCTTTTAGCTTACGCAAACCTAACAACATCTAAAACTGTAAGCACAGGTGATGTATTCAGATTTGACGCTGGAGATTTAGATATAACATTGGCGTAATATTATGGCCTCAGTAGGCTATGGTTATGGTGGCTATGGGAAGTCTCATTACGGACAACCTGTTTTTCAATTTGGCGATGCCACCATACAATCAACAACAGGTTTTACTGCTGAATCATCTGTAAAAAGATTTGGTTCAGCAACTATTGCATCAACATCAAACGTCACAGCAGTTGGCGTTATTATTAAGCTTGGTGCTTCTACCCTAGCAGAAACGTCTAACTTTACTGGTAATGGTGAAGTCGTTAAGTTTGCTGCATCTACTATAAATGCAGTATCAGCCTTTAGTGCAGTTGGTAGACAAATAGATCGCGGACAAGCGGTTATTAGTGCAGTATCTAGTGCTACAGCTACTGGTAGACAAATAGATAGAGGTGCTGCAACTATATCAGCAACATCTGGATTTACAGCAGTTGGCAGACAAATAGACTTAGGATCTGCAACTATAGCAGCTACATCTAGCGTAACCGCAGTTCCAACAAAACTAATACCAGGGGCATCAACCATAACTGCAACAAGCAGTATGACTGCTACAGGTACACAAATAGATAAAGCTTTAGCAACTATTGAAGCTGTATCAGGATTTACTGCTACTGGTAGGTTTACTATTAGTGCAGCAGCCACATTAGCTGGTGTAAGTGGCTTTAATGCAGACGGTAGACAGATAGACAGAGGTGCATCTGTAATTGCACAAACAAGTGGATTTAATGCTATTGGTAGTCTAAAATGGGAAGATATAATTGTTCCTGATGAAACATGGACAGAACAAGATATAATAGCCGATACCTGGACAAACCAAGCGA